ATAAATTCCAATCACAGTATTGGGATATTTAAGAGGAAATGTTTGTGTTGATTCAGAATTACCATATCCCCACTGTAGAATTAAACCATTTGCGAATTTTACATAGCCATTTTGAGCCAACAACGAATCGACTATACCACCATTATTAGCGGCTCCAGCAAGCAAATGAACAAAAGCAGTTGTAGCAATTTGAGTATTATTTACTGTCTTGGCTGCTGTTGGTGCTGTAGGAGTTCCTGATAAAGCTGGGCTAACTTTCTTTGCATATTCGTCCAAATCTGTCGTTTTTGCATAATCACTTAGATCAATTCCTTCTAACGCTGCCAAAACATATGCACATGTTGCAATTATATCTCCACCTGTTCCTTTTTCCGCTGTAGGGGCTTTAGGCTCCCCGGTTAAAACAGGACTTTCTTTTTTTGCATAATCTGCTAATGCATTAATAATTGCTGCCATTGTAGCAATCTGTTTAGTATTAGTCCCTTTAGTAGCTGTTGGTGCTGTAGGAGTTCCCGAAAAAGCCGGGCTAATAAGCGATGCCAAATTATAGAAATAATGTACCGAAAAAATCGCTGTACCATCAGTTATATTTTCACCTTCAACAGCATTAGTAATAGCGCTTGGAATAGATGCACCAGAGGTACCCGCAGTTTCACAAACTAAAAAACCACCTGGTAAGGTGGCATCGGATAAAATATCATTCTTTTTATATATTGTATTTCTTTCTAAACTTCTAACAGGGCTATCCAATATAGCCGACAATTTGCTTTCTATGAGCAACTGTTTCCACGTTTTCTGTGCTGTTTTATATTTTAATTTAGCTATATCATTATTTGCATTTAATGCAAGCCATACAGAATAGTCACGTGCATTTATTGGTTCATCTTCTGCTATAGTAATCCCATTAGCAACTTTAGATGTAACACGCCATTTGCAAGCGCCGTCCAAAACCTCTTCTCCATCAGTATCAGGCCAAGTAGGTTCTGCTTCCGCAGTAACACCTTCCTGAATACAAATAAGTTGATATTTAGATGTCAAATTAGGTGTTGTTGCAATGTCATCTATATGATACTGTGTTTTATTCTTACGTATATTTATTGCTTGAAATAAATAATTATCTTTAGTATCAGATAAATTGGCCAAAGCATTGAAAAATTCCATCGGCGGTGGTTCTGACTCCTTCAAATACCCCCACCCTCTTAAATAGTTTTCATCTGGCCAATTTAGTAACTCTCCAATAGCAGCGCCAGATGCAAATATTTTTGAAAAATCTGGTTGAACAATAGACATTTATATCAAACTCCCTTCTATTTGTAATATTCTCGCAAACGTACCTTTTGAAAATCCAACAAAATTACCAATATTTTTGCCATTCCTACTAAATCCGAAAGTATCTCCGCCATTAAACCAATAAATGTATATAACCCCAATTCCGGCGCCTCTTATTATTAAATCCAAAGCGTTTATCAGCTTAAGTTCATTAGGTGTAACGACCCTACCTATACCAATTCTCATTTTTGCGTTACCAGCATTGATAGCAATTACTCGACTCACACCAAACATTCGCTTAATACTGTCAATAGTACTTTGCCTACTTCCATCTGTGGTATTTTTAGCAATTTTTGAAAAAATAGCCAAACGATATTCGTTATCTCGAAGTTCAGACGAGCTCAAATAAGGTTCTCCGTATCTTCTAAATCTGGCTTTACCAAAGCTATTATTACCATGGTCAGGAAATCCGAAAAAGTCCACAGACATTGATGCATCAACTTTTCTGCTAATATCGGCAACCTCTCCACACATATCAAGTTGTTTACCAACGGCAACATCTGGCCATATCTCTGTCCTGATTTGTTTTTTCAGTGTGTTATGAAAATCAAATTCTTCTCCAATTGTTTCAAGCAATGCTTTAATAATTTTTCTGTCAGAGAATTGAGATAAAAGTAAATTAAGCATCCTTTCTTTTGATGTCAGCATGATTTAATCTCCATTGCAACAGTGATATGTTCGGCATCAAATACAGCAATCTCCCCACGATCTATAGGAATACTTTTCTCTGTATAAACCTGATCATCTTCAGATACAACTATCTCCATATAACCGATGCCATTAACTTTAGAATAAATAGGTCCTAAAAAACGTTGAGCGATAACATCCTTGCCCATTCCAAGGTTGCTACCGCTCTCAATGATGATATCTTTTATTGTATTAACTAAATCTCCTGGTAAATTTTCCTCCTTATATTCCCAAACTGTAACTTTGATATAAATCGGAATTTCTTTAGGACGATTAAAATAAACTTTTTCTGGAGTCCCTTCACTATCAATTACAGTCATTTCTATGGACCCATTGCTATCAATACCAATAGGTCCCTTTTCTAAAATAGTCTGTGCAATTTGAATATCATCACCGCCATGAATAATAACCTCAAAACTATGCGGCTTCATTCCATCAACAATTTCATCAGATCGATTTTCATACACAGTCACACTATCTACGTCCGGAAGATCTAACAATGCGGCCTTTATACTTTCTTTCATAGCACGACTCGTTCGGAATACTGCTGCAGCATATCGTTGACGTAATTCTGTTGTAGTTTCAAGATTTCTACCCACATAAGCCGCTGATTCATTACTAGCAGCAGTCCACCCATCGTAGTTGGTATTAATAGACGTTACTGTTTTTAATAATGGATCTAACGGTCCATAATTCTCGGCCACAAATTTGATTGGTGTCCCAACTTCGATAACAGTAAAAGTTTCCGTAGGAACTACTGTACCACCATATCTGCGATCAGTCTGATTAAGCACTAAGTTTCCATCCAAAATGCTGCCAGACCACTCATCTCCAGATATTTGCTGTAAAAGTTTTGAATAAACTGCCTCAACATTATCTCCTGTCACTGCAGTATAACTAACACGCACTGATTTATTTAATATAAATCCGAACGAATCACCTTCAGTAACGTTCGGGATAAATAAAGTAACGCTTACGCAATTGTCAAGAGTGATAATATCAGGAGCAGCAATATTATACTTTTCTCCATCACTACCTTTTACCTGGCAATTTGCAGGTAAAACAAAACCATTGCGACCATAACAAACTTCATAAAAATATGTATATTCTTCTCCACGCCGCAGAACATTACTATACATAACAGTATTATCAATACTTCCATCATCAGCAGTCATCGGTGAACGTGCATAATAATCATATTCAGCAAGTTGCCACTGCTGGTCAGACTCCTCTGCAACTAGACTCAATATAATAGCAATTACACTATTAGGCTTTCGGCTTACTGCCTGACCAACTTTACTCTCAAATCTATCAAAAAGATTACTTTGTATTTCAGGCAGTCTCATTCTGACAAAACCTTGTGGTGTAACACCATACTTAGTATTACTATTTATCGCCATACCCCAGCACCTCCTTCCTGGTAATCAAACCGTATTCTGTTGACACTTCATAATTTATAATCAATGTCCGGACTTTGACCTGATAATCCAGTTCCAACGCATTTAAACTTTTCACATCATCAACCGACAATATTTGTTCACTCAGAATTTGTTTGATCAACTCTTGATTAGGTTGCTTAACAAGAATATATTCGAGGTAAGGCACGCCCCAAGTAGTGTCCAAAAACCATTCTCCGAGAAAAGTCAGTAGCTTAACTTTTATTTGTTGAGCAACTCGTTCGGCGTTATCAATCAGCAAAAAATCTCCATCTTTAATCAAGATATCATGATCATTTGCATGTAATGCAATATCAACCATAGCTCGGCCTCCTTATTGCGGTCCAGATGTATTTCCACCGCCTGTTTCAACACCGCCATGAGTATGATCCGTTAACGATATACCACTCGCTATAACATCACCATCACAAGTAATATTCCCTGACATTTTCGATATTCCGGAGCAAGTGATATTTCCTTTTATATTTACATCACCAACAATATTAATTTTTTGATCAGGCGTTAAGCTAATCGAAGTCGGACCATTAATGATTTCAACGTTATCTGCAGATATTGATTGTACTTTTCTCATTCCGACAAAACATACTGCATCAGTTAAATCATACTGCCTCGGATCATGATTATCACTATCACTTTTACCAAGCCATTCATCTAAGCTGCGTTCAGCAAATGCAATCCAGCAACTATCTCCAACTTTTACAGGATAGGTTATCTGAGCATTTCCTGCATGTGGCATAAAAACTGGTACGCCGATTATCAAAGGATAATCTAAAATATCTCCATCTGCAGTATGATATTGCAAAGATGGTTTTACTGTAGCCATACAAGTACCAGCATCAAACGAAATTATTTCCCCAGGCATTCCCGTCCTAATTTCACCAATACGCTGTTTCATAGCTTTATCAATGGCTTCAACGCTAGGATTTGGGCTCGCTTTTCCAACACTTGAAATTGAATTCATTTTTTATCCTCTCCTCCAATCTCATATACTTCCATATTAGTGTGCCATTTTTTCCCTCTGTATTCTCCAGTATGTTTTAAAGATTCAATTTTAAACCAACCTGTTACTGGCTTGCTTTCAAGATAAATCAAATCTCCAGGATTCAGTGTCGGCTGCAGCAAAGAACAAACTCTCCAGCCAGCCTTTTTCTCTTTTCCTTTATTTTTTTTCGACTTTTTACTTGATGTTTTTTTTATTTTTTTAGCAGCTTTAATGATCCTTTCTGGAGATCCAATAAGTCCACTATCTGCATTTAACTTTATCGCTATAACTTTAGTACTACCGCCATCTTCTATGATTTGCAACACATTGTTTTGTATAGACCAAGACAGCCCCGATGCAGCACATACTTTTTCAAGGCAAGTTCTCCCAGGACCTATATAACTAAAGCCATTAGCATAGCTGCAGTAGCTCAAATCCTCAGCGAACTGAACAACTAATCCCATTGCAGCAGCAACATCCTCAATAACTTTTCGCCCAGAAACACTTGCAGCATATGATAAAGACACAACACAATCACGGATTGCAATTTGCCCATCAGATAGCTCCAATTCAGTAACCATATTTGCTCCTTTAAGGGATGTCCATGCTTTTAAAACTGCGCCAACAAAAATACGTCTAAGACCGATATCTTCACTATATCCAGCTTCAAGAATACAAATGCTATCATCTCGTTCAAATATCTTTGCTGTTTTATCAGATAAATTAAAGACCTGCAAGCGACATTTGTTAGTCTGCTTTGTCAGGTCTTTGTCAATATCAAATGTTATATTTAACGCATTCTCTTTAGGCTTACCTTCAATAACAATACCATCACTGCCCTCTACCCCAACCAGTAAACGATAAACACGGTCAAACTGTTTTCCCATAAAACTCTGCCTCCGTCACATAAATCAAACTGGCAGCGCCGTTCGAAAAACTGCTACGAGTTATCTTTTCAAGGTCTGTTAGAACAATTAATTCCCCTGAAGGAATACCTGGCCTGTGATGATTCATCAAAAGCGGAAAGTTTGGCACTATCTTAAGATTACAGCATAACGGTTTTTTATCGTTATCCCATAAATGTAGCGTCCAAAATTCACCGACTGCATTCCAAGTTAACCGAATCCTATACTGGACATTATCTAAGACAACTTTAGTAACAATATCATTGGCGTCATTGAATTTTATTGCTTCCATACGTTCACCATCCTAACCCAATGCTGTTCATTATGTCCTGTATTTTCTTTACTCCCCAGTCAACTCCTTGAGCAGCTATAGATTTATTCAACGGCTTTTCTTCTCCAGTATCTTCAATTTCTTCAGAATCACTGCTAATACTCCCAATATCTGTTTGCGTTGCAGTACCACCATCAGCTGCAGTTTCTCCTGCACTATCTCTTGCAGACTCATCAACAATATCTTCCGGTACCTCAGTGGTTTGTGTAGCAACTTTCGTTATATGAACAAACGAACAATTTACCCATATGATTGATTTACTTTCATCATTGCGAACTGGCCTTGCGCTTGTTAAAACCATATCTGACCAAATTTTATCAGGCCTCACTATGGTAACTGGCTCTTTATTATCGCGGATTTGCTCAAGCGCCGATAACCCACTAGCAAACTTATGTTGACCATGGCTATTTTTATAAAACCATGTTACTGGATGTGACGAAATTCCTATCGTCATATCCACCTTGATTGCTTTATTTATAATTGAGTCATGTATTTCAAACCCAGTTTCAACCGGATGCTCAGTTACCTCTTGATCCATCTGATATTCAAAAGATCTTACAATATCAACCTTCAAAGTCCCTATTTCAGTTGGATTCTTGGGGTTTATCCCTAAAATATCAGCTAACATTTAGTTATCCTCCAATATTGGGAAATCATAATCAAACCCGGAAGAAAGATCGAATTCATAACCATTAGCAGGCTCAATCGCATTAGCAACACCAACTCCAATTTCAGCAGGTGTTGCATTTGTTTTCGCAAATATATTTATATTATTAGTATGTGTACTTTGATCAGAATAATTTCTCGTGTTTGATCGGGCTACACTTTTAGCAATATAATCATTACCAGTGTTTTTATTCGCTCCACCAAGATAAATATTACCAACCCAATCTCCAAATTCAGAAAGCTTTTTACGAGGATTCCATGCCGCTATTTTCGCTTGAAAACTTTCAAATTTACTAATGCAGCTATCTATCCAATTTACAATATCTTTGAAGGTATTAATGAAAGGTTGAATTGCACTTACCAATGGAGCAATCGATTTAGAAAATTCGTCTTTCAATTGTTCCCAGCGGCGACTCAATTCTTTTATAAAATCTTTCCACGAGCCAACATGCCGCCCGATAACACTGTCGCCGCCTTCTATCCATACATAAAGATCTTGAATAGCCAAAATTACAATAGCAATAGCTGCAGCAATCAGTGCAAATTTTGCAAAAGGAACAATCGCCATTGCTATACTTCTTGCACTTCCTGATCTAAAAACAACTTGTGCCCCTGTTGCTAAAAGGTAGGCATCCTTTATCCCTAAAATAACATCTTTTAACAATTTCATTCCAGTCAGTAAACTATTCCATTTAGAAACAACAAAAAATGCAGATGCATAAATAACTAATAATTGAAATCCAGCTACAAAATTATCTATATCGATATTATCAATATAATCACCAATGCTTGCGAACCCTTTCGCTATAGAACTAACAATACCGGTCTTTTTTTCTAACTTCGAGAATAAGTTACCAAGAGCATTTGATACTCTTACCCCTGCCTGATTAACCGTCCAAGGGATTTTTCCCATTTCACGTTTCAACTTTTCAGAGCTCTTCCTAATTGCATCGAAAACATCTATAGCCGTTAGTTTACCTTCTTTACCAAGTACCCTAAGCTGGCCAATCGTTGTTCCCATACCTTCAGCAATAGCTTTAGCTAAACGTGGCGCTTGCTCCATAATAGAATTCAACTCATCACCACGGAGTACGCCAGAACCTAAAGCTTGCCCCAACTGTATAAGTGCGGCCTGTTGAGATGCAGCACTGCCACCACCAATCATCATTGCTCTGGATACATCTTCAGTAAAACCTAAAACATCTTCGGCACTTTTCCCTAATTCAGAAGAATTCCTCGCTACTGATGCATATAATGTAGCAGTAGATGCATATGCCTGTCTGGTATCAATAGCCATGCGGTAAAGTTCTTTTTGTACCATCAAAGATTCTTGCTGATTTTTAGTAGTCAATGCAACCTGTCCATTAACAACTTTCCATTCATCAACCATCCTGATAATGTTCCCTAAAGAAAGAGTAACTCCCAAAAAAGCTAATGCACCAACAAACTTATTCTTTAAGCCGGTTAAAGTACTATCCATCTTGTGCAGTTCTTCATTGGCACCACGAGCTTTAGATTCAATACCAGAAAACGCGCTTTCTGTTTTTTGTTTCGCACGCTCAGATGCATTACCAACTGTGGCCATGCCTTTACTAGTCATGTCAGCAGCTCTAGTAGATGCTGTCCCAACTTCACTAAGATTTTTTTTGATTTTTCCTATTTTACTTTCAACTGCATTTATATTTTGTTCATTAACTTTAAAACCAATACCTATTAACAATTCTCTTAGCTTCAATGTTCATCACCATCCTTTTTGGGATGCTCTGCTGCATAACGTTGTATATCAGCCTCCATGTCGAGCAACGCATTGATTTTCAATAAATCAACCAAATTAACAAGACCTAATTTAAGTTCCGTCATTGTTACTTTCCCAGCTAATACCGGACGCCATATCAATGACTCTCTACTTAAATCAGGTCTTAATTTACCTGGTATTGTTATTTCTTCTTTATCCCAAGCTCCTGAAGGATTCCAGAAAGGTCGGGAAGATTCTCGAAAAAATCAGCATAATTTACCTCCAAGACGAAGTACATCAACTGAATCATTTCTTTTAATCGTCCTGCAAAAATATTATCCGAAATATTTTTTTCTAATTTTACAGGAGTTTCATCTGACGGCCTTTTGATAGAAATAAAGTCTTTGTTAATTATCCTATTGGCAAAGTTTACCAGGACTGGTCCCTTTAAATTTTTACCAACACCAGAAATAATTGCACCAATGTTGATATTTCTATCTAACACAGATTCTTCTTCAGTGTTAGACTCAATATCATCTTTCTTATCCACTGCTGTATCAAGTGAAGATGTCACAACAGCTTGTAAATCACCAAGAAGTTCCAAAGATTTCTGCGGCGGAAACGGTCGTACAAAATACACATTTTCACCAATCTCTTTTTCTTTTATTTCGACATTTGCTAATTCCATTAACTATGACCTCCTACAAGGAAAGCAGAATCAGGTACAGCCGCTAATAGTACCCATTGGCATTTCCCTTCACTAGCACTTTTGCCACGATTGACATTTGGCTTTTTCGTAATCCAAGCTTGATCACTCATCATCAACAATCTTCCAGACAGATCTTTGATTGCCAAAGGCATCAAGCCTGCACCAGCTTGGTTATCAACGTCATGGATAGCACTTAATTCATCATTGCTATCACTTGATTGCAACAAAGAAAGTGTAACCTTTTTGATGATGCTGCCAGGATCAATACTTCTAACGATTTCCTGATCACATCCAACAACAGCCGTTGTGCCATCGCCATCTGTTTCAATATTAATAAACGTATCTTCAGCAAAACCAGTCAACACAACCGGCCCAAAAATTACCATTACCTTCTTGGGATCATATGTTTTTACATTCGGCATATCTTACACCTCCGTTATGCACTCTTAATATTTTCATACGTTAAAGAACCTTTGATCTCCATCGCATGAATTGCACCAGCCAAACGAGCGGTGAACTGCACATCACGCAACACACGTTGAGCTTTTACATTGGCAGAAATATTTGCCGCTTTAGGCACAGATATCTTAAAGCCAAGAATAACATTATTATCATCGTCTAATTCGTTTTCGGCAATACCACCACGTTTTTGCCCAAGAACTAATACCGCATTAAGTGTACTTTCAACAAGGCCAATGCCGGAGTCTAAAAACGGCAACTTGTCTCTGTTGATCAACATACTAAATTCTTCCGTCTGAATCGTCTCTACTAGCCAGTCACGAAACCGAATAACGTCAATCCACTCCCCTGCAGCAACTTTGCCATTTTGAGTGATTGTAACATTACGGAATTTCTCAAATGTATTGCCATTTTTAGCTTTGATGGCATTGTATTCAGTTTCATTCAAATTATCTACAGTAATACTTGATAATTTTTTATTGGCCCAAGTTTCGCCACCAGGATCGATTGCAAAACAACGTGCAGCAATTCCAGCTTCAGGATACTCATTATCTTTTTCATGATACCACCAATGAGTTCTATAATAATTAGCTGCCTGTAATTTAGATCCAATATCATTGGTTATTTCCGCATTTTTCGCTCCAGGAGCAGTAACCGTAACACCATATAATTTAATATGAGCTTCTGTCCATTCTGCCATAGCTAAAACAGCATCTTCAGTACGATCCACATAACAAATACCGTAGAAGTCATTATCAGCATCACAAATCATTGCCATATTACTGCTCACATCAATATTTGTAGCGGGTTCCTGGCTACTCACTTCCAGTTTTCCATTTGGAACAACTACAAAGCTTGTTTTGGGATCGGTGGATTTAACAACAAGTTCATCCTCCATTACAGATGCCGCATAAAATTTAGGAGCAGTATCCAATTCATCAATCTTATTAGATAATTCCGTCATTACCTTGTCTACAGTATCAGACGATTGAGCTATGTAAATTGCTTTGATTTCAATCAAATTGCCATTGCCATCTAAACGTTGTACCGAAACACCATATTCTGCTCCTTCCACAACAGCCATCGGCATTTTTACCTTCACTGTATCACATTGGAACCGTCCTATTTTAACTACACTTGGACGAGGGGTCTGCGCAAATGCATCACTCGCCGCCTGATAAATAGCATCTGTTGATGTAAATCCCATATCCATCAACTCATCTACATCAGTAATAGTCAACACACGGCTCAAACTGTTTGCATGTGGACCAACAATCATCAAGGTGCTGAATCCAGCACTACTAATGCCTGTTGTATTTAAAGATATTTGGGCATTGATGATTCTATCAAGATTAGCCATATTATTCATTCTCCTTTTCAATATTTATATTTGCTTCAAAATGAATCCCTGAAGCAATCACATGATTGGTTCCCTTTTCAGTCAACCGCCCCTCAATAAACACCGTTTCAAACCAGCCAGGATTACAAATCGCATCTCGATCGTAAGAAACAGTTAAATCAATTGCAGCTTCTTCAACGTAACGACTACCATCAATTAAATCAGTAAGATCCATGACACTACCAATACTATTTACAGCAATGTTAGCTTCTTGGAATTTATCGACTATAGTTGGTAATGTTAAGTACCCATTTAAAAGCGAAAGAACCTCGACACTACCAGTGCCAAAGGCTCTTATGTTTAAAGTTGTTTCTACTAATCCCAAAATATGTACCTCTTCTTTTTCAGGTACCCATTTTTCACTATTGCCGATATTCTTCTCGCCCATTAAATCAATAAGAAGGTATCGTTCGTATTCAATTGCAATGTCTTGCTTCGATTGTATAACCGGCAATCCCTTATATAGATCACGTAAGCAATATGCAAAAAAATCTATGACTCTTTCTCTGACATTAACTTCACTAATGAGATCTCACCTCCACTGCATACATTCTCCAATGACTTATAACACCACACTGGTATGCATCTGCAGCAACAATTTCATACTTCCGTCCGAGCCACTCGAATTGATCAGCCTGTATGCCAGTCCCCTGGTCGGCCATATATAATTCCGTATCAGAATAAACTTTTACAGCATGACTCCCACGCCTACCTTCTGGTAACGCATCCATTTCCGTAGCCTTTAACGGTTGCACAGATGCCTTTATAACAAAACTCTCCTGAGCAGGAAGAATAAATTTACCGTTACCCTGTAAAACCGGTTTTCCTTCATAACGATAAATCGTTAACGGCTTTCTAAAGCTACTCATCTGATCTATCTCCAATCTCATAACGAACCGACTGTCTCATGTGACCAGTATCAATAAGAGGTTTGCTACTTTTCTTTTTCCTAATAGTTGCTGGGCTATTTGGTGTAAACGGTCCGCTACCAATTTTGCGCTTAATCTCCCCTTCAATATATTGTCCGGTTCGTGCAAGCGCCTTACTAACGTCAGCGCCATTAATGATAGCCGTAACAGCTGACTCAGCACGTTCACCAATTTCATCAGATTTCTCGTCAAAAGTTGCCCTTATAAAACTACGTTCTGGAATAATAATTAACCGCCCCATACTTCTATGAGTACTACTAAAATTCGCTTTCGATTTTTTTGCAAATCTTCCATTATTTGCAAAACTACCATCTTTTTTTACCTTTCGGTAAACGGTAACCTCTCCTGGATGTTGAAATATCATTGCGCCGAATTCTTGAACTGCAGCAACAGTAACAAGATCTGCAGTTCCATCTTTCGTTTTACCCCCCTGAATGCCAGCCTTAATCTCCTTTTTAGACAATCCTCTCAATTCTTTGAGTAGATCCTTCCATCCGAGGTCAATATCCAACACGCCGCTCATATTAACCAAACCTCGTAACAATTGAAACTATACACATATCTCTTATACGTTTAAATTCCATGCCATAGGCAGTTTTATCTAAATTGTCAATATATGAACCAGTGCCAACTCCTGAAGAACTATAAGAACGTGCCAAATCTCCCTCTTTTTCAGAAACCAAACTACCTGCAGTAGCAGCCGAAGATCCTGCCCCATTCTCTGCGATAACATTGATGTACGCTAACCGATGAGCAACAAAATATGCTAAAGCCTGATCATATAGATCACCAAACCTTTCTTTATTCAACATCGGTTCACAGAGGTTACGCATTGCTATAATCATATCTTCTTTAGCATCTGCTAAATCAGGTGCTAACAAGCGAAATAATTCAACAAATTTGTGTTCTTCTGCATTCATGATTAGTTACTTTCATTTGCTTTAATCAACGCTATTTTTTCTTCTTTGGTCTTTGCGCCAGTTAAGTCAATACCATGTTCAGAAGCATAAGTCTCTAATTCAGATACCTTCATATCTTTAAAATCAACTTCTTCTGAGCCTTGGCCATTACCAGTTTCTTCACTAATAGTCGCAGCATCTTTGCAATTTTCCACTTTTTCTAATTCTTTATTAGCAATCATATCAATTACAACCGGATGAGCAGCATAAGTATCACTTACCTCAGCAAAGTATCCTGGAATAATTTTTTTATCCTCAACAACAATTAAACGTTTAGAAATATTTTTTAACAACATATTTTTACACTCCTTTCAGATATAAGAATAGCTCCCCTTAAAATTGGGGAGCTATTTAATTTAGATGCCTTCTGCCATGCAGATAGACAAAGGATAATATACCATAACACCGGCAGTGGAAGAATCACAAGGGATCACCATTTCCAAATTTTTCCTTTGAGGGGCAAGCTGCTCAAAAGGCAGAGGAATTTCCAAGGAAAGTGCGTTTTCATCATTTCTGTAGATGAACATAATATCTTTACCACCAGTCCCAGCACCAGATGCTTCATGGATAGACTTGATTGTTTGAATATAAGGATTTTTCTCCTGGAAGAAACTCAAAATAGTCTGCCCGCCAGAATCCGGCAAAAGCGTAGTTGCAATGATGTTATATTTATCAATCGGCAACAAAATAGTATCCGGAATTTCAACGCCTTTAGTTATATCAACAATCATAGAAACCGCATTATTCATATCACGAAGGATCTGTACTGGTGTTTTCTTATCCCAAGTAGTAGCAGAACCTTCACCATCTGCAGGCAAAACATACTTTGTAATATTTGGATGTTTAAAAATACCAAGAATGCCATGTTCTGCATCGCCCTGAAATGCAATTTTATTAACCAAAGCATCATTAGCTCTGCGAGCAGATTCTGCTTTGCGTGTTGTCAACGGTTTCCCAGTCATCTTCGCCCGGCGAATATCTTTTATAGAATAACCATAAGAAGTAGCAATATCAAACACTTTGACAATTGTGCGCTGGGCTTTAACATCTGCACGTGGCAAATCATCAGCATAGTTTGTAATAATCTTAGCCATGCCAACAGAATCGTAGCTATCAAAAGCAACAGTATCAGCGCCAGGATCTGCTTCACTGGTAACCGGGAAAATGCTCATTGCATTATTCGCAGGTGTTTTTACATCATATGTTTTGGCTTTTACTTTCTGAAGCTCCTGAGCAAAAAATACACTTTCTCCTGCATCTTCACGAAACAGCCCAGAAGTTTTACAAGCCATTAAATCTTGTTCATCATATCTCATTTCATTACTCATATACATATCCTCCTTTATTCGTTACGCACCAGCGGTAACAGTAACATTTGCATGTCCAATTTCAATTTCAGCAATACCAGCAGCAGCACTGCTAGTCAAAAAAACGCAAGATACACCAACAGCTTCAATTCCACTTGCAACAGCCTCATCAGTAAAACCATTATCTGCAATTTTATAATTGGCAACCTTACCTGCAGTTACTGCTTTAGTAACCGGCACCCAAATACGACCACGAGTCATTACTCCTACGGAATAACCAACAGGATAGTATGGATCATCGGGTTCTTTGTGTTGATGAACAGTAATACCAATTACATCTTTTAGAGTACCTGTTCCTGCTTTTTTTATCTGCTTTTCTGGATTCGAAGCACGAATTACCGGCACCCCTGGATCAAGAGCTTCTTCTGCAGCAAAGCTATCAATTGTTTTATTACTCAAATCAGCAATCTGCCCAACAAGGGCTACATCCATTTCACCATATTTCAGTTGCATATTATTTTTCCTCCTTTTTGTTGGTCATACGATCAATCATATCTTGACGATGTTTTGCAGCAGGGGTTTGAGATTCCTGTCCGTCTAATTTTTGACGAGCCTTGTTAAGTTGTTGCCGTACTGCTTCGTCAGTATCATTTAAATCATTTTTGATACTGTCATAATAGGCATTGATGTAATCATCCGTCTTACCTTCAAAATCAACGCTATCTCCACGCAAAGCCTTAACAATAGCAATTTTTAAAGCTTTATTATCAAGACCGTCAGTTTTTTCTACCTGCGCTTTTTTAGCGCAAGCATCCAGCTCCGCACGTTCCTTAACTTCTGCCTTAGCTTTTCCAACAGCTTTTTCGATAGCAGCTTCTTTTTCAGCTGCAGCCGCATCAAGTTTGCCTTTCAGAGCATCCCTTTCAGCTTCTGCTGCATCAAGTTTTACTTTTTGATCTGCAGCATCTGTCTTTACCTTTTCCAACTCAGTCATAACCTGAGTAAATTTTGTTTCAGCAGCATCTGCTTTTACATTCGCAGCGTCACATTTATTTGTCAATGCAGTAATGTGATTAGCCACCGCCTGCTCAACTTCAAATTCGTTTGAATCAATTCTGATTTTTACCATGTTTTTATTTTCCTCACTTTCAAAACCGTCTAATACTTCGTTCCCATCCAAATTTAGCCGGGCCTTTCTTCCAGCTCTTGCACTTGGTACTACAGCCAAATGATTACACCTTATCAGATGTTGCACTGCATCATAAGGTTCACCATCTGGCGTCAAACCAGGAGTTTCTTCTAACTCTACGCTATATCCAACAGACAACTCTCTGAACCCTTTAGTTTCCTGTGGCGAGTGGATTATTATGTCACAAGCTACATCGGTATCATTTTTCCTATATGCTGGTGACATTATAGTTCCTATGGTTACTTTATGTGCAGTGTCTGCTGTTACCCTCCCACCTTTAGGATGTAATACTGTAATAGGTTTCCCTTTAAAGCTAACGAGAGCATCTTCAGCAAACACCTCATCCGGTGGTCTATATTCGCGCCTTACAGAACCGTCAGGTTGTAGATAAGTATAAATACCTGTCCTGGCCACAATCGGAGAATCAAGTAAAAACCCTTCAGGTGTCGTTACAGCACCGGCAACAAATTGCATACTGTCATATCGCTGCACTTTCCGCATTTTATCACCCCCTCTCATAAAAAATGGATATAAAAAAAGCACCTACAATTGTAAGTGCTTAGATTAACTATAATTTTTATTTTCCCTTTAACAAAAAGCCTGGTATCGTACCGTGCTTAACGCCATCACCTCGATATAATCTGGTATTATATATATCCTCATCCTTATCATTATATTCTGTGATCGTAACTACATCAGCAGATTCCTTATCACATGGCATATTTGTTTTACCGTCATAAAAACGAGCAATGCTATATGTACCACCATGCGGAGTTTTATGTATTCGCCTTTCTTCAAACTTCCCAACTTCAATCATCTTTCAGCAGCTCCTTCAAAATACCATACCGATTAGGATAATATTTAGCAAACTCTTTATTACCATAAGTATAATATATCATTATACTTTCAGCAAAATCTTCTGCCGGTCCATTTCTAGCGTACTCAGTAACAGGCAATCCATGTATACTAGTATCTGCTTTAACAGCTTTTAACCATTTTTCTTTCAAAGAAATATTACCATAGAAAATATCTAATAGATGTCCACCTTCGTGCAGCAAAATTTCTCGAACTCTACTATCAGACAAAACCAATCCATTATTACGCCAAAAGGTAACAACATATTCTTCTGCCGTTGCATATGCTCGAGTAAAATCCGGATAAAGTTCAACCCATTTTTTATCTGCAGGACAATATACATCCAAAATTCTGACTTGTTTTATTCTTTCTTTTAAAATTTCGGGTAAACTTACAATATACGGTAATAACTTATCCTTAGTTAAATTTTGCAGATTTTTATCTAAATCCGTTGGCACGATAAATTTTATACCTGTATCAGCATCTAAATCAATTATAGATTTTCTTACTCGATCTATTTCAGGAACATCATCAAATTTATTAAAGAACCTAAATTCCTTAACTTCATAAGGACTTAATTCAAGACGTTTATTCGCTTTAACTTCTCCAATCGGTGTTACAACAGCAGCATTCCAATTATTTAAATCAATAATTGGAATGGCAATGCACCGACATCTATAATCCATTCCTGGATGTAGCTTTGGAGCCGGATAAATTTTTCTACCATTGATTTCTCCAACTTTACTATCATGCCAAAAAAAAAGATCCCCATTAAGTTCTGCATGAGATACACGTACACGTTCATCTTCTGAAGTACGCCATTCATAACAATAAATCCCAGCTTCTTCTTGCCTTCTTTTTGTCGTAACAGCATTCAAATTTCCAATTTCGTTACGAGCAATGAACTTTGCACGATTATCCGTTATATTATAAAGATTTTTTACTTCTTTTTGTACATCCTTATACAAAGACCCTCGTTGAACAGCATTGCTGATTATAGTCGCTAATTTATCTGTATAAGTGCTGACAATACTGTTTACATGTTGAGATTGCTGAGAATACCATTCAGATGTTACAGATTCAAGTAATCCTGTATCATTTATAAATACATCTACCTGCAGGCAGCTTCTAAAACTGCGGCGTAAATTATCTTTCGCAGTATTATCTACACCTTTCATGACCCGTTTAATACCAGATATAACTTCGTCCTTTACGCCACTAACTTCAAGTTCTTCTAACACTTTGCCTGATATACGTTCACTATCAGTAGAATCATACCTTAATACATCTTTCAATGTTTCAATATTTTCTAAAGATAATTTATTCAACATTCTGACCATGGCTCTCAGCAAACGATAATATTCACGCTCTGAACTTTCGGGATATAAAATTTTAACTGTCGGTTGCAGAAATCTAATTTGATTATTCTGTTTCATCATCATCATCACTCAAATTCAACAGACTACCCTTAATCGGCAAATCATATTTTTCTGCTAAATATGGCCGTACTTCGCTTGAATCGAGCAGCTGAGCTTCCATCAAAGAATTAATCGTATCTATTTCAGCTTTTACGCACTCGGCATTTAATTTATTTGTTTCTGCGATCTCTTTTTCAGTTGGTATCCATAGTGGATTAAATTTAATAGTCCAGTTTTCAAGTTCCCTTCCACCAGTTGGTCCGTCCTTACACAGTTGAACTGTTTTTATTAACTTTTCCAGTTGAGGTTTTAACTGGCGCCTTTGAACTTTACCAACGACATCATTGTAGTAATTTTCTAAATCTCCACGGCCTGTACTATTTAACCCAGCTGGCGCACGTCCAAACAACACTGTAAAAGGAATACCCGTCATTGCACAAATATACTGTCCAAAGTTGTCCAAGACATCTGGAATTCCTGACATCGGTACATTAAAAACCTGATATTCATCATCCGTAGATAAAGCAATAGTATTTAAAATATTACGTGCCATATCAATTAAATCCAAACGCCGCTGCACCTCTTCTTCACCATGCGGAGTAGCTAATTTAGATCCTAATTCGTTTAGTTTTGTAAGAGATGTGCTCATGCGTTCGAGTGCATGTAATGCTGTCGCCTGAGCTGTATCACATCTATATATTCCTTTTATAAGACCTTCAAGACAACTCATACCGCAACCATTACGACTAATCCGCAAATTTTTCGGCAACAAGTCACCATCAAATATTAACAATCGACTGTGATGGATATAAAGAGGTCTACCACTCAATGGCGGCGTTATCTGATACCATTCTGGTTTGCCAAACTGCTTATCAGTTGGATCATCATTAATCAAATACCCACTAAAATCCTCAATAATGCTTTGCGCATCATATACTTCCATTGATTTTATTGATCTAAGACGAGCCCAATTTACCGGTTCCTCTTCAGTCCCGCCGTCATCCATAATCATAAAAATACAACTACGGCCAAAGTGACGAGCCCATGTTAAAGCTTCTGCCAAAATAGATTCAGCAAGCCTTTCATCAAGATATTGAATGATAAGGTTATCTTTGTCTCCCTCAATTTTATAACCATTTTTCAAGGCAGCTTCTGCTGGCAAACTCGATATTCTCTGAGCCAACCTGTTTGACCAAATACCTTCTAAAAATTGGTAGGTTAAAGGTTCTTCCAAAAAGAAACTATTATCTCTAGTATATTGCCGCGCACCTCGGCTAATAAAAGTATTAAAAAATCCATCTGTTCTATCAACAGACTTCTTTTTACTATTGTTTTTGACCATTAGCTTGTTAAACCTCCCCACGGACTAATGCTCTGCAATTTATTAAAAGCATCGCTAGATGCATCAACCATGTCATCATGTGCGGACTCCGGAAACGCTTCCAGTTCCGAAAAATACATTTCGTTCCAGTCAGCTGCAAGAACCAATACGTTACCAGCCTGCCATTGAGCTGAAAATGGCTCTGAACGTGTAATCTTATTGCCGCTTGGCCGAACAGTATCAACAGCAAATCCTGTAAAATGCTTAATATAACTTTCGGCTTGTTCTTTGCCAGCTTGCCCTGGATCTTGTGGCACCGTAATATATACAAAACCTAATTTGGCACGGTCAATAACCCCTGTATTCCTTGTTATATTGCGTACTCCGGCAGCTGCTAACTGAACACGTTTTACATCGGCCACAATATAAAGCCCATTATCTGTTTTACCCATTAATACCCCCGCCGTTGCATCAGGATCAGGATTAATTGGTGACGGAAGCGTAGCAGCTAAATCCCATGATCGCACCCAAGCAATGACATTGCTCGGTATAGCATCAACAATCTGAACAGAAGAACGTTTGAAATACAGGCCAGCCGCCGGCCGTATCTTCCAATTTCCATGCTCCAGCCTTTCGCGCTCTACGGCTCCAAGAGCTCTAAGATTACCCAAATAGCCTGGATCTTTTTCCATCAAAATTTTATTGTCTGTCAGTTTACTTGCAATAAAAGTGAAACTCTTGACCTGTTCTCTGATAATCTCAGGGGAATGAGCCATAACAGCCTCCGGTGTATCCCCCCAAATGATTTCATCGCCCAACCTAGTAAAATAGCGAATCACTCCGCTTCTCTCTGGGATTGGATAACCAGTATCGGCATCCCAATACCATTGAATAAACGGAGCTACCCAACTATCAGCATCAGGATTGGTCGTTCCACGGATGTATGGTTTCACTCCACATGTAGAACGATTCCGTGATAACATGTACCAAAATTGGCCTGATGTAAAATGTGTAATTTCATCAAACCCAATCAAAGGAATCTGAGCACCTTGATATGCAAATTTATCCCGTTCAAGTTGCAAGTGAGCGAAAGATATTTTTGATCCAGATTTAAATCTAAATCTAGGTTGTGGATTTTCTACAGGTATGCCGCCAATCGGAACATATAACCCTTTTGCTGTATCCCATAAACCGCCTTCATTTTTTATCTGATTGCTATTTCTACGAAATATAGTTGCACCAAATCCACCGTTATTTGTATGTCTAAGTGATTCTAACAACAAAGCATATGTTTTCCCTCCACCGGCAGCACCTCCATAGAAAGCAATATCAGCTGGGGTTGATAAAAACAGTTCTTGTGGCCCTACTTGTGGTCTAATAATTTTAGGTGCTTCATTAATCATTTTTCACACCACCATTATTATCGCCTCTACCATTATCCGGTAAATAAAAAACAACCGAAGGACCTTCACTTCCATTCGATTGCTGTCCATTTGAATCATCACGTTTTACACGCTCTAACTCTAAACGCTTATTATCATATTCCTTACGGTGTTTATCCATAGGATTCATTTCAAAATACTTGGCCAAAAAAGCAAGCGCCTTATTCCGGTTTGAAAGTTTAAGTGAAATCCCAAATTTATCATTCTTTATACTTTCAATAACTCCACCATCCAATTTATCAAGGCTTTTTATATTAACGCATTCACCAGAGCCAGATAATTCGATAAAATCAGTAATATCAGCAAATGCAATTTGCATATACTTTTCAAGCACATCTTCTGACGATAAAAACATCGCTTCATTACGAATTTTCTTTAATCTTTCAATTTCTAGTTTCACTCTATGTCTGTTTAATATCTTATATCCAAGTTGACGTGCATAACGTTCTTGGACGTCATAGCCAGCTCGTAAACATGATATTTTAGCATTATGCGTTTCCAAATATGCCAAAATAAAAAGTCGTTCTCTATCATTCAGTTCTTCGTTATTTTCAACATCTTCAATGATTTTTTTAGCGACATTTTTTCTCTTCGGAGTACTCCGAATATTCGATTGGAGTACTCCATTAATTTTTTTATCCCAACTATCTTTGCATTTCCACCCAGAAACACTCTTTTCAGGTACGCCCAGCCGTGATGCGATTTCCCTCAATGTAATAAGGCCATTACTCTCTTTATATATTTCATATGCCCGATCACGTTCAGGACTTCTCGCTTTAGGCATCAACCGCCACCTTCCTTTTTCTATATGTATAACAAAAGCACTCATTTTACTATGAGTGCTTTTGTATTAATCTTAAATTTTATTCCTCTATAGGCCCTAACTTCCCATAAAGTCGTTGATACTCTCGAGCAGCCTCCAAACTTGGAGGTATATGACGTTTACGTTTCTTTATTTTCGGCGGTCTTCCATCCTTTGAAGCAATTATTTCTGTTTCTTCTACTTCATAACCAGTAGCACGCCGCCACAAAGCCCTCCGTAAAGCATCATTTTTGCAAACATTCGTTTCTTTTTCCATTGTTTTCTCACCCCAGTTAGATTATAATTATTAGTTGAGATAGCAGCTGCGAAACTGTGGCCACAGACTTAGTGCTATCTCCCTACGCTGGGAGAGGTTTTCCAGCCTAAGAGTCAGGCGCTCCAACGCCTGGCTCTTTTTTTCATTGGCTGACTTACCCCCCCAATTAGCAAATGTGCTTATTGAGAGGATAAGTGAAAATCACTTATTTACTTTTACTGCTTTGTTCCCGGTCATTTCTTCGTAACGCCTAATAATCACGTCACAGTATCTTGGATCAAGCTCCATCGTATAGCATTTTCTGCCGATCTGCTCAGCAGCCATCATCGTGCTTCCGCTGCCGCCGAACAAATCTATTACCGACTGTCCTTCAAGGCTAGAATTGGCGATAAATTTAGCGCACAAGGCTAACGGCTTCATTGTTGGATGTTCTCCGTTCCGGGCCGGTTTCTCGACATGGACTACGGTAGCAGCATCCTCAGTATCGACAACAATATATTCCGGTACCTTTAATACTACCTGACCGATACCAAAGTTAAATGTTACCAGCTTCTTGCCATCGGCATCTTCAGTAACTGTCACCGGAAACAGCGAAGGGATAACGGTGCTCTGTCTCCGTCCGCCGTAAAAATTATGGCCAGCATCAGGCTTCCATCCGTATAAAATAGGTTCATGCTGCCATTGATAGTCTTGGCGCCCCAGTGTGAACTGATTTTTTGCCCAAATAAGGCATTGCCTTAACGACCAACCAGCCTTTGTCATTGCGCCTCGGAAATCACTCCCGGCGCTATCGGCATGACAAACATAAATCGCACCGCCAGGCGCTGTGACTTTCAATAAGTTCTTCATGACTGCCAGCAAGAACTCGTTGAATTCTTCTGTCGGCATATTATCGTTTTGGATTTTTAGTTTTTCATCGGTCCCGCCTTGGTAATCTACATTATACGGCGGGTCTGTAAATACCATGTCAGCAAGTCCGCCGTCCATAAGCTTCAGCACGTCAACTTCGCTTGTACTGTCCCCGCACATTAATCGATGCTGACCAAGCTGGTAAATGTCGCCAAGCTTACTCTGCGTAGCAACAATTTCATCTAAAGCAGAATCGACATCAAAATCATCTTCCTTGATGTCCTGTTTAGCATATTCAGCCAGCATCTCTGCAACTGATTTATCAGAATAACCTAACAGCCCTGTGTCATAATCCATACTGTCCAGGTCAACAACCAATTGCATTAGCTCATCATGATCAATCTCCGAAAGCTCTGCAATGCGGTTATCAGCAATCATGTCCGCCCATTCCTCGGCATCATTTTTATAATCCTGCAGATCCACCGGCACATTTTCGCAACCAAGTAATTGAGCCGCAGCTAATCTGCCATGACCACGAATCACAAAACCACTTCGCTTTGAAACAGTAATTGGTACCCGCCACCCATGAGCTTCTATTATCTTTGCTAAAAGCTTCAATTGCTTTTCCGGATGCGTATTCGGATTTCTGGGATTGGCTACAACTTCAGCTATACTTTTAAGCTCGTCATAGGCACAATGTATTGCAATCTCTTTCATTTCTTATCTCCTAAAAAATCGACAATTATGACATATAAAAAGCCGGAACGGATTCACTCTTTTGTGGTCCGCCCGGCTTTTTTACTTTTTATAAAATTTTACACTATTATTTTACCACAGTGTAAAAGATAAAAAGTCCGGGACTAATTGTGAAATTATTGTGAACTCACTTCTTTACTTCTCGTATTTAAAGTCAATCAATTTTATTGGGAGCTCCAATACTCCTTCATGGAATGCAACAGCTGCTGTATCAGCCAAAAATTTGTCTAATAGTTCAAAATACGTTGTCCTTCCGATACCCAGCAGACCAGCAGTTACATCTGGCGACTCCCCTTTAAAATACCGCCGCATAACTATTTCCTGTGTCTTTTGATGCCGATCATCGTCATTTTGTTGGTAATGATATATTATTGTATCCATCACCTTCAACCAGCGTTCAGGATAATCTATGGTCACTATAAATCCATGTTCATTGGTTATCTCTACTTTCAAAACTTCTTCTGCATTTCTAATAGCAGCATTACCAGTAGGATCAGGCTGCGAGTAACCGATATTACCAGTATAAGAACCTCGGTCCAGCCGTTCTAGTTTTGTTCTCCACACAGCCTGTTCGATAGAATTTCTTTGCCTATATTTTTTATTTATTATATTCAGGGTCTTCCGGCTGATAATGCTCATATATATTTTCCCTCCGAAAACATGTATTGACCTTAGACATGTTCCCATCTCTACATCCCAAACTATCAATTTACTTAATTACTCTTCCATCCAAAATAACAGCCATAATTTCAAATGATTCTTTTGTCTTAGAATTAATCATAGTTTCAACTTTATTCATAGCGTCAATAGGATCAACAGCATAAACAGTTTCAGAGTGTTGCCGTAACTCTGGATCATTAGAATATTGATAAACAACTTTATACTCTAAAGTCACATCTTCACGCTCCTTTCTTTTAATTAATCATCGATGTTTTCTTGTGCGCCCAATAGCTCTACTAATATCTATAGCAAGGTCCCTTTCTTTTTGTTCGTACCTTCGCCTTTCAAATTTAATCTTTTCAGCAGCAGCCTTATAAGATTTATATTTATCACATTTATCCCAACAAGCAGCACGACGTTCATTACAATTTTTACAAGGTCCATCTATTTTAGCCATGCTGCACCTCCATTATTTATTACTTAAATCATATATGACTCCTAAATATGCATCGCCTGTCATATCAATCAAGAATTCATACCCATACACCCTATAAATTTTACATATATCGTTTGTTACTCTTTCCATAGAATATTTTGTTTCTAAGCTTAGCTCATCAGCCTTTTCATATATGGATTCCGCTATTGCTGGAGAACAATCAAGACAGTTTCCAATACGACAAATAATTTCAACGTCCTTAGTTCTGTAATCATTACATTCGTCAAAATTAACCCACTGCCGGTGATTACCGCCATTGACTGGCTCATTTTTTTCGTGCCGGTCGCAGTTAGTGTTAGTACAGTATTTCTCTATAAATTTGTTACTTCGTATGCAGTAGGCTTTGTCATTCATTATTTGTCACCTTTTAAAAATACCCAGCCAGTAACACCCAAAAACAATAAAATTGTCAGTACCAATCCAAAATAAAGCGGTGCTAAAACAATCCACCAAGACCACGTTATAACACCAAGCAACTTTAATACTATGAATATTAATCCTAAAACAGACAAAAACGACATAATGAAATTTCTCCTTTCACTACCTCCGACCAAATTGCGAAATAAATTAATAGTGCTAAATTCTCTCCTACTTCAATCATTCTTTGTATGCTCCTCCATCTTTTCGATTTCTTTTATCCACTGCGGAAGAATCTCTCCCCTATATATGTACCAATCTTCTGACCCTGGCCAATCTTCCACAAAATAACGTGCTTCTACTGGCAGTGTTTTTACGAATTCTCCCGCTGAAACCAAATTACGTAAATGTTTTCCTGGAATTATTATGCGTAGCCTATAAGCTGTTCGGCTATAATTAAGCCCATGGCTTGTTGCCCACGTCTGTTTTAATGGATCAGAATTTACTGTTAGCCACTGGCATTTTTTAATCATTCTAATTCCACGCTTTGTATCTACAGGACACATTCCAAGCGTAAGCCCCTGTCGCTTAATACTTTCAACATCCATAGCCGCACAAAAATGAAATAATTCTCTGCTCCTACTCATATCCTCAACCCCTTTCAATCATCACATATAGCTTGACCGCAGTATTTGCAATAATGAGCATCATCATCTACCTCACGTCCGCATACAGGACATGCCCAGCCTTTAGGTATTTGTTGTGGAAAAGGACAGTTTGGTATAAAATGCTCTTCGACTACCAAATTTACTTCTTGCGGTATCTGCTTTTGAGCAGCCGTCAATAAAGTTATATAAGCCTCTCTTTTCTTATTCATAGGCATTTTCCAAATGATTGGTTTTAATAAAGCTATTGATCTTTCTAACTTTAGTATGTTCATTCGGGTTCACCGTCCATAATAGCCCCACATTCAGGACAATACCTTGTTTCGTATTCTTGGGGATTTTTGCAAACGCTACATATGCTCGTATCTAAATCAATATCTTCCCAATGCCCATGCTTTCGTTCTTCTACTGTAGGGGCTTGTTCAACAAAGTGCACAGCACTTTCATACCCCATTCTTATTCCCTCAAAAAATCCAGTTTTATCTGCTAATTCTTCTATGTTTTTTTGTAATTTTGATTTTAAAGCTTCCCTAGCTATCAATTCCATAATCTATTCACCCAACCCTATACACATAGTCAATTATGTTATCTAGTGTTTGACGCAAATACACCCTAGCGGTGATATCATCAACACCATTGTCTTTACCAGTGCTGATTATAAAGTTTAAAATACATTCAAGCATTTTGATTTGTGAAATACTGGCAGATTTATTACAAACATCGCAACCATCTTCACCGTCAATTTTTATGGGGTAACACAAAATATAATCTTCGCCGCTATCCTTTAAAAGTTTCACAATCTGTTCCATTTTTTCGTTAGTCATTTTTCTTCACCTCAAACAAATAATCGGGCTACTATCCATTTTGCTAATGACCGCGACGCTATGCAAACGATATTCATCCGAACTATCAAGATCTTCGTAGTTTTCAATCATATAAATTTCTGTATCGTCAGATAAAGTTTCTATTGCCTTTATTAGCTCTGCTTTAGTCATTGTTCTTCACCTTTCTCAGCACTAATATCAAACATATCGCCTAAATTTCTGACAACTCCCGCCAAAACCATACACATATTTCGCAGAGATTCTGGCGAAAAATCATCAATTACTCGTCTTTGTTCCAGTTCCGTCATATCTGTAAAACAGACATCTTCGAATTTACCATTCCGCTCTACTCTGAAATAAATGCCGCAAAGTTCACGTTTTTTCATTGTTCTTTACACTCCTTTATCTGTGAGCAATGCTATTCCAAACAACATAAGTGTTACAGCCCCTGTAGTGCAAGTAATGACATATAAATTACTATGTCTGTCACTGCTGTCAGTCAGAAGTACCAATATAAACCAAAAAGCTGACGCTATAGCCACAATAATAGATGCTGTAACGACACATTTCATTAGTAAATAAATAAAATCCATGCTATTTATTCTCCCTCTTCCTTTAGCACTAATCATCTTCTGGAATGCTCTCGGTTTCGTCTATATTTTCTTCATATTCACTTTTGCTAATTATCATAGCTTTTGTGCCACCGCTCATGCTTATTAAAGCGTTTATAGCTGTTTCTTCCCAATGGTTTAAGTCTGTCTCAGAAATGAATTTACTGAATTCTGCACCAAATTTCATGTAAATATCGTTGTCAGATTTCAAATAAATCGTTATAGTATATGGCATTGTTCTTCACGCTCCTAGTTTCAAATCCAGAGGTACACAATTTCTATAAGTAACTTTCACTTTCCCCTGCTGCAACGCCAGCAGTGCTTCTTCGCAACCTTCTTTAGTACGATAATCATAAATAGTAAAAATTAAATCGTCTTTTCCACGCACACCTCTTTCAAGGTCACAGATAAAATACCAATAACGGCGTTGCCCATCAGTGTCCAATTTTCCACGGATTGGTCTGTTACAAATAATAAATCGTTCGTCCCTGGCCATAACCTTGTAAGGTGTTTTTTCAGTGCCTACATATACTTTTTCGCCAACTTTTAATTTGCTATAATCCATTTCAATCATGGTTATCCTCCCTTTTAATCAATAAAACGCCTTTTACTGAGCTTGTTGTAATATAGTGCTTCTTTTCTAAATAACCTAATTTTATTAAATAGTCGATCAAACTACTGCTGTTCAAGGAAAAATTGGTTCGATATTTTTTTAAAGTAAATTTTCCGTTTGGGTTCATCTTTATAGCAAACGTAAAATTCACAGCATCGATTAAGACAGAACATTTGCAAGAGCCTTTATAGTCAAATTCAAAACCACCTAAATCTATGGCGCTTTTTGATAAATCAATACTATAAGTATTTCGGATACGAATGGTTGGTTTATTACTCCTATAATTGGTTGGTTCAAACTCTACAAATTCATCAAAATTCATTCACAATCACCGTCCTTTATCTCAATTAATGGGCAATCTGTATGTCTACCGCTTTCTAAAACCTTAAAATTCTCTCGTACGCCCTCGATATCTATACAAAGAATATTAGGCACTAATGCTTTGCCATCAACTTGACAATACTGCCCACTTTCATCTATAAAAGGACACTTTAAGCAATTCTTAGGCATATCCATTTCTTTAATTGCTATCATATTTTTTTAGCTCCGTTCTGTCAGCCCAAGTAATCCTACGCGATTTAAACTTAGTTGGCATAGACATAACAGTAAGCTGAATACAGTTACTACATTTTGGGTTTTCGCTCAACTCACTGGCCTTTCTATTATTAATGCACAAATAACAATAGTCTAAGTATTTCATTTTTTCCTCCTACATTCTTACCCAACGGTTTTTGTTCTTAGATATAAATTCAGAAGGTCTACCAAAAGGAGATATGATATCTAAGCCAAGGCATAGACGAGCAAAATTTTTTACGCTTAAATTTTCCCTTTGACAAATACCACAGTGAAAACTACCCAAGTATTTGCACTCATGGCACCAGCCTACGTACTTGATTTCAGGTTTTTTCATTTGACCCCTCCTGCCTGTCAAGGATTCCTTGACTACTGGCCTGCCTTGCCATAGCATTTAACAGCTGGTCTGCAAATGGTCAGTATCTCCTTAACGCTATTAGTTCTTCCCTTAAACGTTTATTTTCTATCAGGATTCCACCAATGTTATCTTTTAAATCATCTATAGCATCAAGTATGCCATGTGGCGTCTGCGCTTTACCGTTATCATCTCTTGTTAGTATCTCTGCAATAAGCTCTGCATTTCTTCGACAATTCAACATCAACAGTATCTTTCGCTTTTTGTCACCAGCTTTTTCAAAAACACAATGGTATTTTAAACTAGAGCCAACATAATATTTGGTCATCTACTCCACCGCCTTTGCTAATTTAACTGGATATCGGCTCAAACTCCGAATCATGTAGTGCATAAGCTCAACTTTACGGCCGATGTTTAGCGTCATATGTCCTGACTTCTTCAATTCTATTATCTTAGCATTTTCCGGATTATATCCCAGTATCCCAATACCATGCGATATATGGCGGTAAATTTCTTCTTTTGCACTCGGATTATACAAAAGCTCTGTTGGTAAAACTAAATAATTATAATTGCCACAAAAAGATAGTTTTGCCTTACTTTTCATATCCGATAAACTTACCTTAATTTCATACGATTTGAATTCATTTTTACTATTCATAGTCATAAAATCTACATATTCATCACCATAACCAGCACCCAGACAAACTTCATAGCAACCATATACGCCAGCCTGATCAGCTTTGGTATAATACAACAGCGCTTTTTTAATTTCTTTAGTCAATTCCGTTTCAGCCATCATTTACCTCCCGGTACTGCCAAAGCCGTCTATTCCTCTATCGGTTTCCGCAAGTTCCTTGACTTCTATCAACACAGCTTCCTCCTGCTTACGCAAGATCATCTGTGCTATGCGATCACCTGCTTCAACTTTATAGGGGATTTCCCATGAGCTGCCATTTTTATTAAATTTCATTGCTAGTCTTTTGGCTTCGTACATAACTTTGACTTCGCCTCTGTACCCATTGTCTATAATCCCGATGCCGTTCGGCTGGCGAAGCGGCGTTTTAAACCCGATACTACTTCTAGGTGCAATTTCCACATAATAGCCTTTAGGCGGCTCTATTGCAAAGCCTAACCCAATTAACACCGGTTCTTTGCCAACTTCGACACATTCTCTCGCATAACAGTCCCATGCAGCATCGTCATTATGAGCTTTAGTTGGCATAATACCGCCGTCTAACAATTTAATTTTTACATCAATCATTTTCAAATCGCACTCCTTTACATCCTGCGTCTGGCATACTCTGCCATCAACAAAGCCTCAGCCATGCCATCATGTGATTTTTTGCAACGAGATGTTGGTAATAAACTAACGTCCGGGAACAACTTCCGACACACCTCTATCGATTTCTGTTTATTCCCATTAAGGCCAAATTCTTTTTTCCAAACCTGCGGCCTAACAAGTTGATATCTAATTTCAAGTGCCTGTAATACACCTTCGATAAATCCAGCTGATTTACCAAAGTTAAACATACTCGTTACTCCTTGCCCTGGCATAGCGCCAACCTGTTCAATACAAGCTACAGCTTTTCGGTCGCATATGCTATTCATAAATTCAACAAATTCTTTATCATCATAGGGATACGCAATTACAAGATCATCATCTATGATTGCATATCCACCTTTTTTACCTACATCTACCCCTATGTAGATCATTGCTATCTCTCCTTATTCGTTATCACAGCCATTTGAATCACTCCTAATGACATTATTAGTTTCAGATATTTTGGTCATAATAGAAGCCCATGCTGTATCCCGATCATCAAATGATTTAAAATATTCTGTTACTGTAGAGGTCATTCCATTACTGCCGGTCTCATAAATCACCCAAATTTTAGGCTCTTTAAAATCAACACTCATAGATGTTATCTGATCAATTCTGATTAGCCTCGGTGCCGGAGATTGGTCTAAGCTTCTTCTTGTATTAACCAACAAAAAAGCTTTCTGCTCTGAAACGGCAACACCGCCATCGGATAAATTACCGCCTTCGACAGTAGATTCTTGCCCTATATCTTCGCTGGTCGTTATATCGTCCAGCCGGGTGCTTAATGCAATAGCGAGTTTTTCGGCAATGGATTTCGGCGTTGCACCTCCAATGCTTTCCAAACGTCTTATAAGACTTAAATCTACCTTGCTGGCTTGCGACAGTTCAAATTGATTCATCAGAGCTTTCTCTCTTGCTGATACTAACTTATTTTTATCAATATTCATTTTATTTTTCCTCCCACATAAATTCACATTGACCATCTGCAGGATTATCTCTTGCGACCGGAACACCTAACCGATGGTATAACTTACGATATCGACACTCTTCAACTTTAATACCTTGTGTACATAGATGACACGATTCAAACGCATGGTCTATTACCGTATATAAATCATCAATAGATACTGTCACAAGCTCCTGGGGATTCTCCTTATCAGTTGGCACATATCTCTTATCGTCACTGGTCACATAAACCATTTTGTTATGATTATGACGGCGCTGTACAGTCTGCAGTTGATCCTTATCCAAGCAAAATAATCGTTCTTCTAACACCTTTTGGCAATTAGTTGCTGCAGATCGCAAGCGCTTTCTCCACTCCGATTCAGGTGTTCTATTAGCAATAGCTTCTAATTCTCCCGAGAATGTACCAACCTTCATAGCATCTAACATTTCGTTTTTTGACATATAGCGTTCTTTTTTCATCAAATCACCCTATTTCGATACATTGTCATTAAATTAGAAATTGCCTGACCATCCATATGTATATTATTCTCTGCAGCTAATGTAGCAGCTTTGAGAACTTTACCAAAGAAATCACGAACTATATCGCAACCATGTTGGTCCAATGCTTTTTCCATTGGAATACCGCAATATTTTAAACTGGTCCTTGAGTATTTTTTATTTTTTACCAATCTGTTCATCTCCAATGTGAAGTAATCTTGCGTATACCTAAAGCCTGTTATTGGTTAAGACTTTATAAACAAAGGCAACACATATACCAGTAAAGACAAAACATGAAGTATATAAAACGATGTAATCAATCATAAGTTAAAGTCCTTTAGACTAAAAATTGTTATTCCCTTAGCCCTTGCAAAAGCATACTCAGCCATACATCCTCGGGATGTTTGCCAAGCGTTAGCAAGTAATAATCCATCACAAGCGTTCAACAGATCTAAACAAACATTTACACCATCGATATAATCAACATTCACATACATATGACCAAAATTAAGTACTGGCGAAATGAATACATAAGAGTTATTGCAATTAGTCGTCAGCTTCCGAACGAGATCCTCACACGCTTTTACATTTACATCATCACCACCAAAGGGATGAGCAATATATATCAATTTTTTATCCATAAAAAATATCACTCCCTCTAAGATTCTTTAAAATGCCACCCCAAATGATTGTACCTATCTGCACACTCACACTGTTTCATACCATTTCCTGCCTCTTCAGGGACAAACCCAGCAGACTGACAAATAGGACATTTATTTAGATACTTAGGCAGATATCTAGATATAACATCAAAATTCAAAAAATCTGCCGGCTTTTTATAATAACGAATCTGAGTACCTACCTTTTCACGTTTTAACTTCAGCACAGCAGAAACAATGTCATCAGGAAAAATCCCAATATCAACAAGAGAATGAAATGCAGCTTTAGCAACTTCTTTTTCCGTTTGTTTTGGATATAAATCCCAAAAGTCATCAAATGCGTCAGACACTAACTGCTCTTTGGTTTTCTCTACAGTATTAAGTACTAACTCATATAGTACTGTATTGGATTGTATTGGATTCGTATTCGTATTGGATTGGATTGGATTAGGCGGGCAAATGATTTCATTTGATTTCATTTGATTACAAGTGTTAGTGTTTGACTTCTCAACACCTGTGGATAAAATCGTCTTTGCTGTATCAGGTGGATCAGGATATTTACTTTTACGAGTTCTAATCTGCTGGTGTTTACCCCAAGTTACCAATTGCAAGTACGGTTGCCCATTTGCTTCATAGCGAACCACCAAGCCTACCTTCGATAACTTATTTAGCGCATCATCAACAGTCGCTTTTGTTATATCCTTCAAAGGAAACAGCCTAGATTTAATAATAGGAATTCTTCCATCCATACGTCCATAATCATCACAATTAACCATTAGCCGATAGAAGAACGCTTCTTCGAACCAAGTGAGTTGATCAATTGTAGGGCTGCTGCATATACTTTCTTTTATTATCCGATTACCCATAAGGCCACCTTCAATCCCAATGCTTAGCGAACAACATAATAATCTTTACTCTCGAAAATATCTTCGTAGACACTTAGATTTACCCACTCATCAGAAATCCCACGATCATAAGCGTCTAAACGATTCAGTTCCAAAGATGCCGCAGGATAAAACCATTCTAACGGAGATCCTAGCTTGAACCGCATTACACCCTTTCCATCAGATTCGATCTGCGCTTGATACCATTTAACCAACTTACAATAATCATCAGAAACAGCAATGATTCTGCAGCTATCTGCACTATCATTCATTGGCTGAAGGGTTAACTGGAAAAATCTTGCCTCTATTAATTTAATTGTTCTTGTTTCCATTTTTTCATCATCCTTTTAATATTTGATATCATAGGTATCCTCATTCTCAATCTCCTCCGTTGAGCGCTCTCCTCATTCTCGCCACTTTCCCACCAAGCTGGCTATTTTTCCTACGTAGCATCTTATTCTCGTTTAATAGAGCCTCAAGAACTGGTTTTAAAACTGGTATATATTTGTCCTCTGGTTCATCTTTAATCATTGCTAGCATAGCTTTTATATTGATATGCATAATTACTTTTATCGCTCCATTCCTTCAAACAATTCAGGAAGCACCCTCGCCTTATATACTTTGCTTCTGCGGGTGTTTTCTAAGGCCTTGCGAGTTTCGTTTGCCATTTGACCTATCAAATTACTGGCATGAGTATTTTTATCTAAAAATCGTACCAATGGCGTTATAACTTCAAGAGTTTCTTTTGCGTTCCGGCGCCTTACGCTGTACTCCTTCATCAATCTGCAAATTTTGGTCCGTGTGCTCCTGTTTTTAGGATAATCAATCTCACATTTATGACGAATATCGCAAAAGGCCATATCAGCTTCTTTGATTTCTGTCTGACAAGCATTATCAATGGATTTTATTTCCATTACCAAATCCCTAAAGGCATTGATTATCGCTGCTGCTCTTTCGTAATCGTATTGCATTTCCGCCTCCTAGAACGGTATTTCTTCATCAAACGGTACGGCCTGCCCGAATGCTTCCATCTCACTTTTTTCATCTGTTGGTTTCGCTGTATCCGACCTACGCTCAATAAATTCCACGCTATTAGCGATGATCTCCGTTACCCAGCGTTTTGTACCGTCCTTGGCATCATAACTGCGGATCTGCAGCCGACCATCTACAAGCAACCTATGCCCCTTATGACAGCCATTACCAATCATTTCAGCAATCTTACCCCAAACCACTACCGGCACAAAGTCAACTTCCTTATTTCCGTCGGCAGACTTGAACGGTCGATCTACCGCTAATGTAAACTGGGTTACTACCTTGCCTGTCTGTGTGTATCTAACATCCGGATCACGAGTCAATCTTCCCATTAAAACAACTTTATTCATATCGCACACTCACTCCTTTTTGATAAGGAAACCATTCAACCACAACGCCTTCAATCCTGCGGTGATGCAGCTTTATCCGCCGTTTAAGCAGTTTCCTGCCGTTCTTCTTATACCTAGCAGAAAATGTCTGCCAAGGCCAAATTATTCTACAACCGCCTGTCCTTCTTAGTCGTATTTCACCGCCAGCAGGCCTTGATTTATAAAAAGTTCTCCTTACCTGCCCTAGCGGCCATTTTAGTAATATTGCGTTACAAGACATAATTTCGTTATACTTGTCAGGATCAAATATATTCAAAATATCACACAGCCTCTCCAAATATGCCACTCTACTACTACCTCTGCCAAAGCACAACCAAGCTGCCATAGGAAACCTGCAGAGAAGATAAACGCTAAAGTAACAGCGGCTTCTTTTTTACTCATATACACTCAACTCCATCTCTAACAGGTAAATCTCTAATTCCATATTATTTATCCTCACTTCCGCTTTGAGCAGCTTGTAATTCGTCCTCAGTAAAATCCCCGTCAAAAGCAATTTCGCCCGTTTCCAAGTCAACTGTGCGCTCATCAGAAAGTTGTTCAATCGTAGCGGTAGATTCTATTGTTGGGATATCATCATCATCAAACTGTCCTTTTGCAACCGCTTCAGCCGCAGCAATCATGGATGGGGATGCAGATTGATAGTCAATACTCATAACACCCCACTTACCAATCAATTTACGTAAAATGGTTTTACGACACATAGCATCTTTATCATCACGCCATCCCTTGCCCATATATTTGCCTTTTCGGTGTTTCAATTCATGAGCTTCTAATGCTTTTACCGTCATATAAATAGTTTTTTCCATACCATTTACCAAACGAAAATATCCACAATACCCAATGATTGGTTTAACTTCACGCTCATCTTCATTTTCAATAAATTCAATTTCGATATCTTCTGTTAATCGATTATATTTTTTCAGTTCCCCTTCACGAACATCAACAACATTTAACTTCTTATACACACCTGTACGCATGGCCAATTGATACATACCCTTATAACCCATAATAAAAGTAGCTTCCATACGTTTAAATTCTTTTCCATCTTTATCTTTAACTGTATTATTAAATGGAACAATATATGCATATCCAAGACCTGGATCGACAGGCAAATCATAAGCTGCCGCTCTAAGTCCAGCTTGAATAATAGTCATCGGAGCTTGTGCAAACACCTTTTGCAAATTTGCGTCAGCATTTACTAAACTAACTAAGCTACCGGCAAACTGTGCAGATCTTTTGCCAAGCAATTCGTTGATTCTTGCCTTAATACCATTGCTATCAAGCATTTCGTTCATAATTAAAGCAATGCTCTTTTTCTGTACATCTTTATTTTCATTAGATTTATTTACTGTAGATAACAACCCACCGCTTGTATTTGCCATTTTAAACACGCTCCTTTATAATTAACCAACTTTAAATACTCTGATTGGATTTCCAATCTTGCTGTATGATTCATAGATTGCAGGCTGTTCTGCTTTCAATCGTTTACTGTCAACAGTCACTCTTCCCGCTTGGATTTTCCATGTAACCTTATCTTCACCTATAATGCCAACCTCAGCATCACCTAACATTGATTTCAATTCATTCTCACTTAACTTCTTTTGTTCCTCAAGTTTACCGATACTCTCTTTAATACTCCGTAGCCGCTCTATGCACGCCTTAGCGGTGGCCGGAAGATCAATAGTTTTACCACTTTCTCCATGAAATTTATCAGCAAGAGCATTACTGCAGTCATTACTTCCATCTACAGGCGGCATAGTATTAGTGATTACCATTGACCAAAAATCAACTGCAGCCTTTCTTAACGCTTCAATGTCGGCCGCATTACGTGGCACTTCTTTCCATATAAACTTATTTCCACCAATCAATACAGCGATATACCACTTCTCACAACCAGTAACCATCATGTACCATTGGCATTGGATGTAATAACTATCTGGCAGCTCATCATCAGCCCAAACTTTACTGTTAAAGGCGTTAGTCGTCTTACACTCAAGACCTGCATTCTCACCAACTACCATCCGGTCAACACTGGCAAGCATATACGGATATTCGTCATCCTGCAGCATGCCCCGGCGCTGAACCTTCTTTCCTGTCAGCTCGCAAAAACGATCAGCGACAGCCTGCTCTAATACATTGCCCCAATAAACATACTCGTTATCGCTCAAATCTTCCGGTTCAACCTGCCCTGTCTTTTCCATCCAAAGTTGAAAAGCCGACTTCCACGGATTAAGCCCCACGATTGCAGCAGCTTCGCTACCACCAATACCAGCCTTACGCATTTTCAGCCATTTACTACGATTTTGCATTTCCTCAACAGTCATAATCAGTTTTGCCATTTTTATCTGTCCTTTCTTCTACAATACAAATAATCTTCGGTTGGAGCATATTCCGACAAAACGATAACCGGAACTCCATTTTTATAACAAATATGATCACCTTCGCCAATAGGCAAGCAATGAACACAATATTGACACCTCAGCTCCACATCTTCACAATCGCATCGTTCTCCTGCGTCTAAATTCGCCCCACACTTAGGACAAGTCTTATAAGTCATACTTCATTGCTCCTTTTTCTAAAATAATGATTATAGAAAACAGTGAAACGATATGCTATAATAAAACTTGGGCAGAAACATATCGTTTCTATGTTTTTTCACTTTATAGGCGCTGCGTCCCTAACACGGCGTCTATTTTTTTATACTTAACGGTATTAAAAGATGGTCTCCTGGTTGTAAAAGACGACCAGCTTTAAACAAATTCTGGTTGCGATCATCTTGGCAAATCTGCCACATAAATTCTCTTATATCCTTGATATGTTCCGGCGCATAATGGTTAGCAATAGACCAAAGAGTGTCTCCATGATGCACAGTATAAGAAACTACTTCTACCTGCGCTTCAGGCTGGACAGCATCAACAGAATTGGCAATGCTTAAAGCCACCAAAATAACACCAATCAAAGCAATAAGGTATTTCATTACAGTTCACCTCCATATCTAGATTTAACTCTTGCCAAAACCTTATTTTTAGATTTTTGCTTTCTATATTTTCTATTTGGCCGGCGATAACACAAACGATCATCGATACATACAGGCTTATTATTGACATAATGCCAATCAGATATAGCCTTTCCGCATCTGGCACATCGTTGTTTTATATCTCTGGCCATACAACTACCTCCTACGTTTTTTGCTCTTTTTCTGCATCTTTTTTAAACATTCAAAACTGCAGAAACGGTAAATCTTCTTCTCTTCTGCGTTCCATACTTTCAGTTCGGTAACTGGTTCAATAGCTGCAGAACATACATCACAGTAATTTTTCAACGCAACCTCCTTCTTGCAAAGATCGCATAATGTGCTATAATTGACTTGACCTTAGACATAATTGTCTACTAACCCCTAGAAACCGTTTGTGTACCAGCACAGGCGGTTTCTTTTTTTGTTTCTCGCCCAAAAATACTAAGCAAAGCAACAGCTGCTTCTCTAAGTTCACTTATCAAATGCGAACTTACTCTTGATTGATTTACAACATCACTAATTATTGCCGGTAAAACTCCAACAACATCGCTAACTTCTTTTTGCATTTGCAGTACACCAAAAGCTAATGTTGGACTTTCTGGAATCAGTCCAAAAATATCGCAGAAAACTACATTTTTCTGCAAATGCTGAACTCTTAACCACGGTGTACGATAAAGATAAGACATCCTTAAAACCGTTGAATCAGGTACCGGCGATAAACCTAATTCATAATTTTTCAGAGTACTCTCTGCCAAAGCTAATTCTTGAGCAGCCTGAATGCGTCCAATTTGGCTAAATAATCTAGCTTGTAAATAAGGATTAGCTGTATTAATTGCCATTTTTAGACCTCCTTCATGATAAAATTTCTTTAGATGAAACGTTTTTATGGCGGTGACGTCTTCTCAATTCGCATTTAAAAGCTTGAATGCATTTTGAACTTCCACAGATCCTAACGCTCTGTTTTTCAAGATCATCCCATATAAAGATGTATTCTTCGCCGCCGAATTCTTTGCCACAGACAGGGCAGGACATTTTTCTTCATCTCCTTTCTCCATATCTCTATCAAGCATTTGAAGTAGTTTCATTACTGCATTTAACGACAGCGAACAACTGTGGTCAAAATGTCTTTCGACAGAAATCTCGCTTCTACTTACAATGTGTTTTTCCATTAAACTCTCACCATATTTCATTACAAACCTTTCATCGTCTATGCACAAAATCTACGCCAGGCTGCCAGTGCAGCAGCCCTGTTTTTATGGATAGAATCTTTAACCTTTTTGCCATACTGATCACATACCACCAACCGAGCTGTTCCATCGACCTTATCTGTAACACTAGCAGTAACACCACAAAAGTCTTTATGATATGTTTTCAAATTAAAACTCCTTTCTTTTTTCATCCTGCTTTACCAAGTTTTTGGATACTTTTTTAGGGTATCTTCTGAATATTGATATCCGTTACCATTGCCAAGAACGTCTTCCCACCAACGTATTCCATATAGAAGCCGCTTGACAGCAAATCTACCAATATCATCATCATGAACGTAGAAAAACAGGTCATGCCTTCCACCTTCTTCATTTTTTTCTAAACATGGTAAAGTAACAACTTCTTCGGCAAATTTTATTCTGCAACTAAATTCATCCAAAAAAAACTGTTCAAGGTCTTCTTTGCTATATCCGTCTAACGTAGTTGCTGTCCAAACACATAGCTGATTAAATTTTGATTCCATAACAATCACCTCACACGCTTTCATCTATCGTTTCCCAACGAAACACCCTGCCAAACCCATAATTGTGTGAACCTCAGATCCATAATCTTTTATCCCTCACGTTCTATTAAATATACATAGACAATCTCACCATCAAGTAACACCTTCAAATTTTTTACAAGTGTCGATAAAGTTACAACAAATTTTACTGGCCAGTCATTTTCGTCTAAGAAGTATAGTATTGACTTGCTATATTCCCGCCTAACATCAGCAACAGTTTTTCCAAGTGCAGGAATTATTTTTCCTTCAGCTTCAACTTCTTCTAATCTTTTGTTCACTATTAACACCTCATGCAGAATCTTTATTATTTTCACACTCTTCCTCACTCTTTTGTTCGCTAACAGCGAACCTAACGGGTAAAAAAAGAGAACCCACAGGCTCACCAACTATTTCCGAAATTTTTGTTGCAATTTCAGCAGGCACCGTCTTTCTACCAGTTTCATATTCATTATATGTACTATATGGCAGGTGCAACAAATCAGCCATATCTCTTTGTGATAGCCCTCTACGCATTCTTGCTTCAACGATTGACATGTTCTCCTCCTTTCTGTTCGCTAACTGCGAACCACCTTTACTCGTATTATAATTCGCTTCTAGCGAACTGTCAAGTCTTTTGTTCTCGTTTTGTGATTTTATTTTCATTTAGCAAATATTAATGCTATAATATTCGCAAAAAGCGAATTACAAAAAGAAGGTGAATAATAATGAATCATTCGGAAACTCTTGGTGAAAGAATATATTTCTATAGAACAAAGGCAAAATTATCTCAAAAGGCATTAGCTGAAAAATTGCAAATAGCCAAAAGTACAATGTCTCAATACGAATCAAATGAAAGACGTCCAAGTGATGATATAAAAGTTGCTCTTTGCAACATATTTAATATTTCATTAGATGAATTATTAGGTAGAACATCACCTCAACCTGAAAAAAAGCAGCCCAAAGATTTAACGAAATTTCTTGAAAACACCGAAGTAATGTTTGATGGAGAAGTACATCATCTAGATGAAGAAGATAGACAAAAATTAAAAAATGCTCTTGAATATGTATTTTGGCAAGCAAAAGAAAAAAATAAGCGTTCCCCTAAAAAATAAGGTTACGCTTAAATTACATGTTCAATATATCATTGCGTGTCGAAAATCTCATATTAAAGTATGATACAGCGAATCCTTACCAGCTTGCCAAATGCTTAAACTTTGATATTTATGAGTTGGATTTGCCATCAGCAATCAGAGGTTTTCTGATTCGCCCACTAAGGCGTAAATGTATTGTTTTAAATGCAAATTTATCAGAACTTCAAAAACATATAGTATTATGTCATGAACTTGGTCATGCACGGTTGCATTCTGGTTATGGTTACTATCTCAGCACTAATAAACCTTACTATGTCCCCTGCCGCCGGGAGAATGAAGCCAATGAATTTGCAATCCACCTACTATCATACAGCCATGACCTTGATAGCGATCAGCTAAATATGTTGATAAAAGATCGCCGTCCAGATCCAATGATAGTTCACCAAATAATAAACGAATTAATTAGCCAATAACAAGATATAGGAGATGACTTTATATGGACAATATAAGAGTTATTGACTGTTTAGTAATATTGATAATGTTTATAGCAATATACTTTGGGAAAAAGTTCTTGCAAAACAAGTCAGATGTCAAAAACAAAAAACTTTTTTATTCATTTTTAATTATATATTTTATTTTTTCTTCATATGTAAGAGTTGGATTTTCAATTATAAATACTTTTATTTTATTACCAGCAAGTGCTTATTTCACTATAAAGTCAATATATCTACTTTTGAAAAAACAACCTTTTTCTGCTTATTTAGGCAAAGGCTTTATTTGTATATGCCTTTTTGTAATTGGTGTTCTCATATCACCATTAGAAAAAGTTGGCACAAATTCGATAAATACATCTGATAAACAAACAACCACTGTTACTAAAATAAAGCAAAGTTATGAGTCGCAAAAAATAAGTGAAATAACAGGTATGTCACCAGCAGCAGCAAACAATTTAGAAAAACTTTTTAATGAATGCGAAATCGAGAATCCTTCTATTAAACATGACGAAATGTTGGATGAATACAAAGACAATCCTGAAACAAAAGGCTACCGCATAAAAGAAAATAATTTATCAAATATAATTTTATATATAACTGGTAATGAAGTAACAGCAATTCGTTATGCGGATTTTGATATGTATGCAAATAACAAATTAAATTATAAAACTTCAGATTTTTACATGAAATCATCAGAAATGACTAAATATCAATTATTTTGCCAAGATACAATGAAGCAACTCTTAGTATCACCTGCAACAGCTGACTTTGCAGGCTTTAGTGATTGGAAATATTATAAGACTCCAAAAGAAATAATTGTATCATCCTTTGTAGATTCACAAAATCAATTTGGAGCCATCATTAGAACAAATTTCAAATTTACTTTTAGTCCAGACGGTAAAACAGTTACCGATGTAATCATTAATGGCCAACATTTCAATTTGTAAAATTAACAATAAAGTAAGATAATCAAAAATTCAGGAGGTCCTGACATATGAAAAAGATACTGGCGTTAGTATTTATTCTAGTGTTATCAGTTTCTTCCATCTGCAGTGCTTTTGAACAGCCTGATCCTGATAGATGGTTTTGGATTGGCTCTGATGATAAAATTGGATTTTGGTTAGATGGTCAAACAATGGAATTCGAAAAGGAATTATCTGGCAGAATAACTAGAGTGTGGGTTCTAACTTATACTACAAAAGACGATAATTCCAGTAAAAGCCTTTGGGAATACAATTTAGACAAAAGAAAACTTAGAATATTATCTGAGGTTATCTATAATTCTTCCGGTGATGTTATATACACAAGAGAAACATCAAGTCTATGGACATCAGTAATACCAGGTACCTGGGGTGAAACTATAATGAAATTTATGGATTCAGCCTATGATTTCCAAAAGAGCAAAAAGATGAAAATCAATGATTAATATTTTATTTGCAATTTTTCTCTTCGGTGTTTTATGCGCTATTTGTGCCAAAGGTATTTACCGAGCAATAAAATATAAACAATCATTATCAGTCAAAGAATATGCACTGCTTACAGCTTTGGTAATAGGTATAATGATTGCTCTTTATACTGGTGGTAATAGCATAATAAAAAACAACTAAAATAAAAAAGGATAAATTATGAACCTACAACAGGAATTAAACGCTTGGATCATAAGCAGAATAATAGAACTTTCCATCAAACAAGGGATTTCAATACCTGAACTAGCTCGTAAAAGTGAACTTTCCACAACAACCATCCAAAATATCATTTCAGGGAAAACAGTTCCCAAGCTTGAAACAATAGTCTCTATTGCAATGGTACTGTCAGGAACATTGGATAAATTTTTTGAAACAGTTGATGATAATATCGCCACCGAAGTCCAAAAATATATAAGCAGCGATCATAAACCTTAAATCTGTTATAGCCCTCAAAAAGCAATTTGCAATTTTTGCATAAGGAGTAGCAAAGTATGAGTAACATAAAGTTGTTTCAATCTAAGCAAATACGTTCTGTATGGAACGAAGAAGAACAGCAATGGTATTTTTCTGTTATTGACGTAGTTGGTGCTTTAACAGACAGTATTGATCCCTCTGCCTATTGGAGAAAGCTAAAACAACGCTTAATTTCGGAAGGAAATGAAACCGTGACAAATTGTCACAGGTTGAAAATGCAAGCTGCAGACGGAAAAATGCGCCTTACAGACGTTGCAAATACAAAAGATATGCTGCGCATTATTCAATCCATTCCATCTCCAAAAGCAGAACCATTTAAACAATGGCTTGCCCAGGTAGGTAGCGAACGAATCGCCGAAATTGAAAACCCGGAGCTGGCTCAAAAACGAATTCGTGATACCTATAGAGCTAAAGGGTACAGCGATGAATGGATAGAACAACGTATTCGTGGCATAGCAATACGAGATACGTTAACCGATGAATGGAAAAAGCGTGGAATCAAAGAAGGAAAAGAATACGCTATCCTTACCGCAGAAATTAGCAAAGCAACCTTCGGAATCACACCGGCAGAATATAAAAAGCTAAAATCTCTTGACCGTCCTACAGAGAATTTAAGAGATCATATGACTGACCTGGAACTACTTTTCTCCGCTCTTGGTGAAGCTTCCACCACTGAGATAGCGAAAACACATGATGCTTACGGTATGAAAGAAAATTCCTCTGCAGCTAAAGCTGGCGGTAAAATTGCCGGTGATGCACGTAAGGCGCTGGAGAAAAAAACAGGGCGTACAGTTATATCAAAAACCAATTATAAAGAACTTCAAGAAAAAGACGTTAGAAAACAACTAAAAGAAACAGACAAATAAAAAGCAGCCCACATGGGCTGCAATTATATATCTATATTATCAGAAATACTATCGTCAAGATCCAATCTTAGTTCGCATAACTTAATGATTAAATATTTCAAGTCATCCTGATTTATTTCTATACTTATGTTATTTTCTTCTAATGCAGTTTTTAGATCTATAGCTTCAGCGTTCCATAAAGCGGTTAATCGATCTATTTTATTTCTTGTTAGCAACATAATCCCGCTCCTCCCGAAAACAACATTATATAGAAATACAGGAAAAGCAACTAAACTAGCATATTATAAAAGCATCGTTCCGGTCTTAATAACTTTTACGATAACTGTAATAATACGGCATGCCCTAGAGTAGTTGCTTGACAAATTTATTCTAACATAAAAACAATAAGCAATACAATACTATTTTCCAAGGAGGCTATGTATTATGAAATTAGTTAAATTTAGAGTCTGCAATTTTCGCTCTATAAAAGACAGTACATGGATTGACTGTTCTAATGTAACGAATATTATAGGCGTCAATGAAGCGGGGAAGTCAAACGCCTTACTTGCATTATGGAAGCTACATCCAGCAAGTGACGGAGAAATCAATTTACTAGAAGATTTGCCAAGAAATGACTACTCAGATTTAAAAAACAAATGTGCTACACTCCCTTTTATACAAGCCTATTTTCAAATCGACAAAGAGGATTCGTTGTTGGATGAACTCGTAACTATAACCAATCGCGAGGTTAACGAACTTAATTTGCTCTATATTGAGCGACATTATAATGGTAAATATCATTATGAGTTTCCAAATGAAATGAAGAATAAAGAATTAAATGCCAGCGATTTAAACGACATTGTTAATGCTAAATTGTCTGAAATCAATGGTATTAGTACTTCAACAGCTGTAGAAAAAAAATTTAAATTAGCTGTTGTCGACGCTTTAAATAAAATACAATCATATCTAAATAACCTCGAAAAAATAAATGCAAATGAACTATCTAATATAAAAACAATGACTTCGATTTCAGTAAAAGCGAGCTCAAAATCTGAAATCAAACTTATTTTAGCAGAATTTGAAAGAATCTTAGACGAAAAGATAGCGCTACTAAAAAAAACACCTATTAAAAATGATGAGGTATGGAAAAAAGTAATTAACGCATTACCATCCTTTGTATACTATTCAAATTATGGTAATCTTGACTCTGAAATATACCTTCCCCATGTAATTGAAAATTTAAAAAGGACAGATATAAGTGGGGTCGCTGCAGCAAAAGCAAGAACATTGAGAGTTCTATTTGATTTCATAAAATTGGATCCCCAAGAAATATTAGAATTAGGCATAGATAAACCAAATTTAACAGAAACAGATATACAAGATTTATCCGAAAAGAAAGCTGAAAGAACTGTCCTTTTAAACTCAGCTTCTTCAAAATTAACTTCTGAGTTTAAAAGATGGTGGAAACAAGGAAATTATGTTTTTGATTTGCGTGCAGATGGCAAATTCTTTAAAATTTGGGTTTCAGATGAGAAACGGTCTGGAAAAGTAGCGCTTGAATCGCGGAGTACTGGATTACAATGGTTCTTAAGCTTTTATTTAATTTTCTTAGTAGAATCTAAAAATAAATTTAAAAACTCTATTATATTGCTTGATGAAGCTGGTTTATCCTTGCATCCATTAGCTCAAAAAGATTTATTGAACTTTTTTAAAAGTTTATCTGAAACCAATCAGATTATACACACTACACATTCTCCATTTCTAGTAGATACTGATAATATAGATAACGTAAAAATTGCCTATGTTGATGATAATGGATATACTGTATTATCTAACAACTTAAGAGCTAATACTGATCCCAAAAAAGATAATTCTATATATGCAGTGCATGCAGCATTAGGTCTTAATGTTTCTGACGTTTTGCTTAATGGTTGTAATCCAGTCATTGTTGAAGGTTCTTCTGACCAATACTACTTCAATGCTATAAAAACCTTACTTATTTCCAGCGGCAAATTCACACCTTCAAAAGATATCATTTTTATGCCAGCTGGTGGAGTAAAAGGCGTTGCGGCAATAGCCAGTATTATATCATCTAATACAAATTTACCTTTTGTGCTTTTAGACTCTGATGCTAGTGGTACATCATTTAAAAATAAACTTATAAAAGATTTATACAAAGATGAACCAGGAAAAATTATATTATTAGGTGACCTTACGAAAAAAGAAAACATCGAAGTCGAAGATATTATTCCATTAAACTGTCTCAGTAAAGCTATAGATAAATATTTCAGAGATGTCGATGAATTTGATTTTGAAGATATCTATGATCCAGCTATTCCTTTAATCACACAAATAGAACAAAATGCTGAAAAATATAATATTGAATTACCAATTGGCTATAAAGTTGAACTAGCAAAGGCAGCTAAAAGCAAAATATTAAAATTAAAAGAAAATGATGATGTAGAAAAACAGAATATTTGGTTAGACATTTTCAATCAAATTAATAACTAATAAAATTTGCAGCTCCGAAAGAGCTGTAAATTTTAACTTAATCTATGCAAACATATGTTTAAGGAGAGATTGCCAATGCCAGTAGCTGTTTATTGTCGTGTCAGCTCTGAAGAACAAGCTGAACGTGGAACAATCGAAATCCAAAAAGAATTCGCAGCTAAATATGTGGATCTCTATCAGCTAGAAGTTTTCGACTATTACTGTGATGATGGTATCAGCGGAACAATACCTGTTGAAGCACGTCCGGAAGGTAGCCGTTTATTTAGAGATGCCAGAGAAAAAAAATTTGATACAATCCTTTTTTACAAAATCGACCGTCTTGGCCGTAAAGTACGTGTAATTCTCAACGCAGTACATGATCTTGAAGAACTTGGTGTAAGTATCCGCAGTATGACAGAACCTTTAGAAACCGAAACCCCGACCGGTAGATTTATGCTTACTTCGTTAGCAGGGATCTCGGAATTAGAACGTGACACGATTTTATCCAGAATGTGGGCCGGCTCCCAACGTGCCGCCAGACTCGGCAACTGGCTCGGAGGAATCGTCCCATTTGGTTATCATGTTGTTGATAAACAGCTGCAGATTTCAGATGAGATAATGCCAGGATGCAATTTATCTGAAGCCGATGTTATTCAGTTAATTTTTGACTTATCCGGGAATCAAAAAATGTCTGCAATAAAAATATCCGATTATTTAAATGCACTGAATATCCCTACCCGTTATGATTTAAACGGCATTAACGGAAAACGTAAAAAGAATGCTTCGTCCATTTGGTATCCGAGCCGAGTGTTATCGATAATAAAATCAACAACCTATAAAGGTACCCACAAATACGGCAAACGAGCCACAAACAAAAACAGCAAAATAATACTTAGGCCGGTCCCAGCTATAGTAAGCGATGAACTCTGGGAAAAAGCTAACGAAGCTCTAAAAACAAATCAAATTACAGCTATGAGAAACGCCGTTCGGGAATACTTATTACGGGGCATTATCAAATGCGGTAACTGCGGCCGTACTTATATGGGTACCGCTTATTCAGGCAGCGGACGTGAAAAAATCCCATACTACGTATGTAATGCAAAAAATTCATATCTGGCTCATAACACCGAAAAATGTATATCGAAAAATGTTAGAGCAGACTGGCTTGAGCATCTTGTATTAGAGGACTGCATAAAAATATTAAAGTCTCCAAACAAAATCCTTAACATGGATCCGGAAAAAGAACAGCAATCACTTGCAGACGAAGTAAAAAAAGAGCATGATCAAATCAAAGCAAGTTTGAAAAAATTATTAGAAGAACGTACGTCCATAATTGAGCTGTATCGAAAGAAAATTATTTCCGAAACAGATTTATCGTATCAGCTTGAAAAGCTTTCCACAGAGGAAGCAACACTACAGGAACGCCTAAAAATGAAAATAGACAGCAGAAAATCTGCTGCCACAAAACAAAATAAGGAAAAAGCTATTTCTCTTTTTAAAAAATTCACTGATAAATGTCAAAATCTTGATTCGGAAAAATTATCATTCGAAACCAAGAGAGCCATTATAGAACTTATTGTCGAAAAAATTACTGTAACCACAGAATCGGCTCCTGAAAAATATTATCCTGAAATATCTGTTGATATTGAATACCGGTTCGCTACCACTCCAAATCATATTGCCTATGTTGAAGACTGCACGGTCACGGGTTCTGCGCTGTGCACATAA